ACAGTTGGAAAGCGAGATGGCCAGACAGCTTGGATGCGTTCTGGCGTGCTGTAATACAGGCTCTCACGGGTGCGCTTGAAGCCACCACTCTCATGCGATGCCTGCCCCATCAAGTGAGCGCCACGCGCCGGGGATAGGTTGAAGTGCTTTGCGATTGCTCGCGCTGTATTTGGGCCAAACTCGCCATCGGCTGTTGCGCCGATTTTAGCTTGGAGCGTTGCCACTGCCTTGCTCATTTTTTAGCCTTTTTCTTTGCTGTCTTGGCAGCCGCTTTAAATGCACTGGCCGTTGGCGCTCCTTTAGTGCCGGGCTTGCGCATTTTCTCTCCGCTTCCGGCTTTAATGCGCGCACGCTTTTTTTGTGCAGGTGTAAGCTATGCCATTTCATTAAGTCCTCTTCGATTTAGTGCCGGAGCATTTCCAGCGCTTGCGTGAAAGATTTAGCGGGCTGTTTGGATCAGCCGCAGCCTTGGGAAACTTTTTCTTCTGCGCGGCAGAACGTGCGCAATACGCATCGCCCTTGGATGTGCCGGGCTTGACCCGTGGCCCGCCATCTTTCGCCTTGCCCGCCTGCCCGTAGCTGACTTTACGCCCGCTTGATGTAACTTTAACTCGGGCTTTGCCCTTCGCTGGTGTAGCTCTACTCATGTGTTTTCTCCAACTTTGAAGCAATACGGCCTTACAGCAAAACCCTTGTCAACCAGTTCAAGCGCCAAGTTCATCGCGTCTGCCTGACACTTAGCCTCGTTGTACCATATATTGTTCGTATTTGCGACGACCACACAGGATTGCGCCTCCAATGTTGAGCATATCAGGAGGGCCGCGAGGAACATTACTTCATTCCGCCTTTCATATCCATGATGCCGTTGTGGTCACGGTTAATATATTTCAAATCGTTCTCGATAAGAGCAACCCTTTGCTTGATTTTGTTGATCTCGCCAATGGCCATTGTCATAGACCCCAGCTCATCCCAGAGGTCGTCAATCTCATCGAAAGCATATTGAAGCTCCATAGCATTGTCCTGCACGTCACGCTTGAGGTTAATATTGTCCTCAATGGCCATGCGAGAGCCTATTTGACCGACAGTCTCTTCTAGGCTGGCAATAGTTGCAGCCTGCTGGCTTACCCACCAGACACCCGCCGCTAACTGCACGGCCATAGCTGCCACAAGGGCCAGAGGTAGTTTGATGTTTTCCATTACTTCGTTAGCCCCTGTTTCTTTTCGTAGCTGCGGAGACCGCCCAAGCCGAGCATTCCCATCATAACGGTCATCAAGCTGCCCATGTCAAATGTAGGCAGCTCCGGTATCTCGACGCCAGCAACGGTAACGCCGAAGACGATGAATGGCTGGAGGACAAAGTGGTATGCAAAAGCAGCGCCGCAAACCCATCCGATAAAAGGACGCCAGCCGCCCTTAAATACTGAGCCACTGGCCGCTTCAGCCTTGTTGACCTCGATCTGCGCAAGCATGGCTTCTTGGGCGTGCTTGTCGGCCATCGTGCTTAACTCATGCGCGAGCCGTGCGGCCTGATCTTTGTCTTGGATGAATTTTCCTGCCAACTCTGTGGCTGGCGCTATCAGGTCGCTGAGAAAGCTCATTGCCCCACCTCATACTCTACTTTTGAGCTTGAACCAGTGTTGGTTACGCTCGTTTTGGACTCCTTACCCATCCAGATGCCAAAGCAGCCTGTGAGAGCGCCCATACAGACGCTGACAAGCCCTGACTGAGCAACGCTGGGATCATCTAGCCCCATAAACCAATGCACCGCCTGATAGGTCAGCACAGTAACCGCCAGCATCATCAAACGCGGCAGAACTTTCCAGTCATCAAGTATCGTGTGTGCCATTCTATTTACCTTTCGTAATTTTTAAGCATTGCAGATACTCATTGTTTTTCGTCACCAGAACAGACGCCCTGCGCAGCTCATCCGTGCAATCTTTTTCAGAGCTATACTGGCCAACCTCGAAGTGAATGACGCTTGCAGAAAGCTGAAACCAAAGAAGCACCCACATTATCTGACCTCATCCGCAAGCAACGCTGCAACCCAAAACAAGCCGCCGCTGCCCACGGCAAAAACTATGCAGGCGACCGCAATCGTAATGAAGTAAAAGATGCGGTCACGTTTAGCGGCTTGCTCCTCAAGCGCACGTTTCTGCCGCGCTCTGGCTGCGCCCATCTCACGTTGCACCGTCTCCCACATACCCGGTGGACCGTATAGCTGGCAATGGCTGCGAAGGGTATCCATAGCTTCCTTATGTTTTATCTTGGCATTGGCAATTGCGAAGCCTTCCTCCTCAGTAGAGGTAAGCCTGCCCAGCGGGCCTTTGTGTCGGCCTTGCTCCGCGAGGTGAATGTCAGCCTCAAGCTTGGCCAGCTTGCCAAACTGCGGCAGCACAGAGCCAACGTCCTTGCCGGCCTGAACGGCGGAGCTGATCCCGCCTGCGATAGTGCTAACCGCACTTGCGAGAGCGAGAACCTCAATCATCTTACCGCTCCATTAGTCGGTCAATTTTTTCTTCAAGCCGATCAAACTTATTCATAATTTGAGAAAGAACCTCAGAGCTGTCAGACTTTGTGACGTATTCTTTAGCCATTTCTTCGCGGGTTCGATTAAGCAGAATACGAAGGCGATCCAGCTCCTCGCGTTGCGTCTTTAACCACCAGCCAATGCCAGCGATGACAACTCCGAATAGTATATTCAAGATCGCGTCCATTTCCATATTAGTAACTGCCTTCCCAGACCCGAAGGGCGCTAAATTCGTTGCTCATTAACTTACGTTTTATCACATCTTTGACCGCTTGTGTATCAGTCCATGATACGCCCGCCTCTTTAAGCCATATGGACAGCAAACCCATGTCTACGTTGCCCACATGCTTGTAGTCCGAGCCAAAGCTGTTTTGCGTTACCTCACGCGCTTGCGCCGCGTCCTTGAGCATGTGGGATGCGTCAAAGGTTTTCTTGATAATGATCTTATCATCGTCAACGGTAAACTTTTCAGAGACCTTAGTTGAGTGATTTGCTTTTAACATTGATCGACCTTTTCGTTGGCTTTTTGGCAACCTTTGCGCCATTGGTTTTTGCGGGTTTAGCTGGCGCAGCGGCCACTGGCTTTACGTCTTCCAGCACAGTTAAGATGGCTGGGCGAATTTTGGTGATTTTCTCAATTTCTTCGTCGGAGAGAATGACTGTTTCGCCCTTCTCGATCCGGCCTTTGCTGCACTTCATTTTCAGCGCATTCACAATAACTTTTTTCATTTAAGCCTCCAGATGGTGAAAGGGGGCGACACAGGCCGCCCCCAATTTACACAATTAAGAAGTTGTGTTGTCGAAGATGCCGCCGTTACCGGCTTCATTTTTGGCGCAAAGTGTAAGCTCTGTCACAACTTGGCGAGTAGTGTTGTCGCCAGTTTTTGCCAAAGCTACGTTCTTCGTGCCGCGCAGGGATGCGATTTCCCACAGATCATCTTGCATGATGAAAATGTCACGGGAACGGTTCTCCCGGGATGGCATCCAGCTTACCGTACCCCATGGGGTGACGTAAATTGCCATTGATTTGATAACACGCTCATCGCCAGCTTGTACTGCTGAACGCTGGTTGTTGTTACCTGTGAAGCCCAGAGCTTTGTTCATTTGGAAAGCAGACAAGTAAACTGTGTCTGGCTTGCCGCCTTCTTCCCAGATGGACTGCATAACGCCGTCGAAACGATCCTGCGAGAACGCAATCAAAGTTGTGGTCTCATCTGTACGAGCGTCTGTACCGTCGCCAGTTGGGTCAGCACCTTCGTTAGCACCGAAGTCGGTGTTGGTGGTGATCCATGCAGGAGCGCCAGCAAGTTCACGGGCTGTGGTGGAGTTACCAGCAACGCGAGCATTGTTGTCGAAAAGTGCTTTTTCGATGTCCAATTTTTGCTCTTTGGCGATTTTCAAAGTTTGGTATGCAACTTCTTTTGCACGACCAGCTTTGTCCAAACCTTCGTCTGTGTCTGGAACGACAACAGCGTTTTTGAAGATTTGTGTGTAGTTGCCGAGACGTGTTGTTGCAGAGCGAGCTTCGCCTGCTGTTGCGTCACCCTCAATGTGAGCGTTTGCAGCGGAAGCACGAAGGCTATCTGTCTGCCACTCTACCAAAGTGTTCTTGGCAGATTTTTTAGCAGACTTGCTGTAAAATGGAGTTTCCTCTGGTGAAATGTTATGAATAACATTGCTGAGGTCTTCACGGATGCCGACAGAATCATAGCTGTCGAATGTGTTTGCTGGCTGTGCCATTAGTGTGTCCTTTCAAAGACTTACTGATTTAAGATCAAGCTCAATGCGTCGTCGATTGAGCCAGTTTTCTGCAAGCGAGTTTTCGCTTTGTTACGAGTTGCAGCGTTGCTGTCATTTCGCTTTTTCGCTCCAG